TTAGACCGCCACAAAGTTGTCTTCAGGGTAACGAGTGCTTTCCAATGCAATAGCGTCAGATAGCATTCCACGGAACAAAGCGTACGCTTCATTAGAAGCAGTGCCTCCATCCTCACCACGCTCAATCAAACCACGAGCATAGGCACTTTGAGTCACCAAATAGTCCAATACCTTGACTGAAGTGCCATCAGCAGACAGATTAGCCTGTGGGATGGTCAAATCAAACTTAAGTGTATAGACACCATCAGGAACAGGAAACAGATCAACCTTTGTGTCACCACTACCATCTACACCACTAAAGCAGAACTCTGAAGGAATAGATTGTGAAGGTGTACCAAAGTTGAGTTTGCGGTTCATGTCCGCAGTAGTGGTGTTATCCAATGTTATAACACTGGTAGTGTTAATAGCGTCATTAACACGGAACTTCTGACCCGCACCCGTCAAAGCGTAAGAACTTGTGCCACTGGTGGTAGTAACTGTAATTGTTTGTCCCAAGACATTCCAATTATAGGAATCTTCAATTTGACGTTTAGCATCATTGACAAACTTGCCAACCAATGCGGAATAGGCAGTTTCTGAGACTGTAGAAACATTAGTCTCACGCAAACGGGTGAGAACGTCATTCACAAGTTCTAAGTAGGTCATGTTCGTTGTGCTCCCTGAACCTCAAATGTTGCAATAAAACTAAAGCTACTAGCAGATTGAGTAGTAATTTGAATTCTATCGCCTTCTTCTAAAACGATATAAGCATTGCCATCAAACTGAAGGTATTGCTTTGAAGTAAAGTCGTAGTTAGTAAGAATATCCAAGGTAGTAGCAGTGCTTGCGTCATACCATTGAACAGTAATGTGCTTAGTCGAACCGCCAGTATTGTGAATGTACATCACAGTAAACTTGGCGTAATAACCCGTAGGAACTGTATAAACAGTTGTCAGCGTATTGGCTGTGGGGTTAAGTCCGACTGATACTGGCCTCATTTACTATTCCTCTTAGAGATCGCTTTAGCTTTAGCTTTAGCGTCTTCCTTGGACGTTGCGCCCCAAGCTCTAAGAGAAAGTAAAAGTCGAGTAGGCTTTCCATCTTTCATCTCAGCGCCAGGCATATTGCCCATTCGTGCTAAAAAGGATGCCCTACGAGGGTTATCTCCCGACTTGACTGGTGGTTTTAAATTGCCACCTGTTTCTGCATTATACGATGCTCTGCCTTTAGCATTCAAGCCCCCTTTGGGGTTTTGATGCGATTTTAAGGTCATTTCTTTTTAGCAGTCTTAGCTGCTTGCTTAAATGCCGCCTCAGACAAAGCAATAGCCAAAGCCTGTTTTGGATTAGTAACGACCTTTTTATTGGTAGTCAACTTGCCCTTACCAAACTCAGTCATCACTTTGCTGATCTTCTTTTGGGCTTTAGTTTTCATATCAGTACATTATCTTGGCAGTGATTGTGCCAGTTACATAAACTGTGCAATTGGCTCTTAGATACTTAGGCGCATTAGCCACAGTAATAATGCCATCACCAGTTAAGGCTGTACCAATCGTTGAATAGGTTGTGCCATCCAAACTTCCTTGCAAAGCAACAGTAGCACTTGTAATGCCTGAGACTTGAAGGAATGCGGGTTGACCAGCGTCAGCTTGAACTGCTTTTGATGCGCCTGTGGCAACAACGGCACTAAGGAGGGTAACAGGAGAAGTTAAAGAAGCCATTATTTACCCCTTGTGGATTTTTTCATCATGTTGGTAGCAGTACGACCACCACGGGTAGGCATAGCTTTAGGCTTACCAATAGCAATCATTACAGTAACGGGCATAGATTTCTTCTTGCCATACTCTTTGGCTTCTTTCTCGCCTTTTTCTGTGTATGGGAATTTCTTGTTTCCAACTTGTGGCATATAAATCCTTATCGAACTAGCTTGGTTGCAATGAAAGAAATGACACCGCCAACAACAGAGGCGATAGCCATTCCTACGAAAAAGCCACCTTTAGATTTGTTAGCCATCTCTAAAAGCGTTTTAATATCTTGGCGAAGTGCATGGACTTCTGCTTGTAAAGCCTCAACTTGGGCTTCTAGCTTACCAAATTCTCTTGGATCAATTTCCGACATTTGAAACCTCTTTTTTTGGTCTGCCCAACTTGGGTTTGTCTTCAACTTTCTTTGGAGTTTCCTCAACAAGAACGTATCCTTGATGACCTTTCATGCTATCAATATCATGTTGATAGGTGAAAGTTACTGTGTTTCCCGACTGTAAACAACGAAAAGTAGCCATAAAAACTCCAAAAAAAGGGGGGTATTAGCCCCCTTTTATTAAACTGCACGACCAATAATTAAGGTCAATGTAGTTGATGCCAAATCTACAGTACCTGCTGTAGGGTTGTAAGTCACGATAGTAACTGTATTAGCGGCTGAAACATAGGCTCTACGAACCAAACCTGCCTCAGAAACGCCAACAGACATACCGATAACCATGTCGCCCAAAGCAACGCCTGGAACTGTAACTGTATCCGTAGCGGTTGCAGTAGTAAGTACTGATGCGCTATCAAGGGTACAAGTAACATCCCAAGTGTCTGTAAATAGACCACGGAATTGGTCATTACCCCTGCGGGAAACGACTGCTGTTGCTGCTGCCATAATTTATCTCCTTAATGTAAAAAACCCCCCACCCGAAGGCGAGGGGAAAGGTTGTTATCAAGAAGGAACAACCAAGGCAAACATGGAAGAAGACAAAGCTGCACCAGTTGTAGCGGCACTACGCAATGCGGCAACGCCATACAAAGTGTCCGATGTGAACAAGGTAGCCAAGTAGTCTTGCTTGTACTGAGTTTGTGAACGGATGCCCACTTGCTCAACCAAAACCATAGCGTCCTTATGACCCATCAAGCAGACACGAGCAATAGCAGAACCGCTTGTTGGGAAAGCAGCAGTTGCAGATGCAGAGTCAGCATTGCTAGATGTGAACACGGGGATGCCATATAGGTTGCCGATTTCACCAGTGCGGATTGCATTGCCATTACCCACAAAAGCCTGTTCTGTGTAACGGGAAAGACCCATCAACGTATTGCGGCTTGAGGGAGGAATAACAAAGAAGCGACCATCCATAGGAGTGTCATTGTCATCCAAACGCTGAATAGTACGACGAATAGACGCATCAGTCAGGGCAGAAGCATTACCAGTATTGGTGTTTGCTGTGTAGTCAAAGGCTGTAGTGCCGTCACCACCAATGAAGGCAGAGCCGTACTGTGCGCCTGTAGAACCACCATTAGCAACACGACCCAACTGGATCAAGCTAGTGTCTACTTGCTTGGCAAGCGCATAGCCCGCATCAGCAGTGTAGAACTGGCGCAAGCTGTTCAAGGCTTGTGCTTCAACGATGTCCTCAATGAAACGTGAGTACTCAAAGTGCTTGTTAATGTTAACAGTAACTTCTGTCTCAGTATCGGCAATCAGAGTCACGGCAGTAGATGCCGCTTTAGCTGAAGCGTTACCACGGGTAGGTGCGGGAATATGTACTACATCACCCTTCTTACCCTTGAAGTTCATCTTCATTACGATGTTAGCCAATACAAGGTTTTTCTTGTAAGCGGCTACGATTTCATCTGACCAGATTTCTGGGATGAATTTGTCTGCGGTTGTTACTGTAACCGCTGGTGTTGGATATGCCATAATTAAATCTCCTAAAGTTTAACGAACCCGACCCTCTTGATAGGCTTGCATGATTTCATCACTTAAAGCGTCATATCTAGTTGGGTCTTGCATTTTGAGCCGAATAAGGTCAGCCCTTCTGTATACTTTCTTTGATGATTCACCAGAACCACCTACATCAACACCTACTGCTTTTAAGTTGTGCTTGCGAGTTACCTCGCCATCATCACTCGTTTGCTTCTGTTTAACAGAACGTAGCTGTTTATAGGTAGATAGCAATTCATTGGCTGAGTCGAAATCATATCCAGCATCGGCTTGCTCAAAGATTCTAATGCGAACAGGGCTAGACTTCACCCAATTTGCAAAGTCCTGATCTCTGGCAATGTCTCCAAAGTCGGGATGCTCTTGCGCTAACCTCTGCTGAACTTGTGCCTTTTTCATCTCAATAGTCGCCATGCGAGCCGCTTGGATGTCGGGGTGATTATCAACAGTCCTCTGAATTGCCTTCTGTGGATTCTCAAAGAAATCTACTTCAGGCTCTTCCTGTCTAGTCTGTTGTCGTGAACCAAGGTTCTGTTTGATGAGTTCATCAGCTAGCTTTCTGACCTCGCCTACTTCTTGTGCTTGCTTTCCAATTAGCTTTTCAGCCTCTTGGTGCATTCGCACAATATCGTCTAAACTTTTATCCCTGTATTTCTCAGGAAGTTCAGGCTTTTGCGAAATCTTATGCTCTTCGATCTCTAACTCACCCAACTCTTCTTTGTCATCATCAATCAACATACTTTTTCCTTTTCCTGCCGTTGTTCGGTTGTAGGAGATTCAACTCGGCATAATTGCTTATGAGTTGAGTTTCTG